GGTTCACTACAAAGCCATTGATTTGACAGGCGAAGTAGTTGCGGCATGGAAGGGTGAATAAGCCTATCAAACCGCTGTGGTGAACCTTGAAAACACCCACAACGATCTAAAAGCCATACAAGGTATGGTGAAAAAGGGCTGGCTCGTTGTTGAAAAAACCGTTCCCGAATCCAATACAATTTATCCCGATAAATCACTCCCCAATGCCGCACCAACATTCCGCACTCTCGCCAATTGGTTGAAAGAACCATTCACTGCGGCTCAAAAAGCGAGTGGTGCCCAAACCACATGGGCGACCTTGACCGTTAAGGCTCCCGGTGGAATCGTTTCTTTGCCAGCAGGAGGGGTGAGCCGGACACTGCAAGACCATTCAATGCGAGTGAACCCTACGGGCGGTATGACGCAATCCCCATTTATCAACCTTGAAAATTGCGCCCACACTATTGTTCAAAAAGGCTCATTAGCGGCACCCGGAATCGTAAAAAGCATTCATAACGGCTATGGCATCCCCATCGCACAACACGGAACACGGAGTCCTGTGTCAAAGAGTGAGGCTGTGTATCACACCTTTTCCGTGATGGCTGGTGGGACAGCCGATAAAACGAGCGTCACCACCCTTGCGGGTCTTGGAGTCACTGGCTCATCTGCGACATTTGAACAGTATGAGATTATAGATAACAAGACTGAAAACGATAGGCAAATGCTTCTTGTTCACCCTAAAAACAAGAATAGAACGGGGGTATTGGGACAAATTGGTTTGAGTGGCGACATTGAAAGGCACACATGCAAAATTGAACTTGTATCTATGCGTGGTCGTGTGGAAGAAATCGCCCCAAATAGCGACAGTGATGGAGGGGGCGGGGTCGTCATTCGTGGTCGTTCTCAATTGATGGACATTTCAGATCGAGTCGCTGAAAGAGATTTCAGCCTTGCCGAAGGCTTTGCTTTGAAAGAAATTGGCGACCTCGGTTCTCCTACGGTCAGCCTCACTATGGGTGGATTGGGACAGGGTGGCATTGACATCGCCCCAAGCCGAACGGAACACTCCTTCTTGCCAGTATGGAAAGACAAGGTGGTTGGCTCAAATAACCCGTCTGTTCGGAATGATCGCCAAACCTCCACCTATTATGCCTCAACCCGTGCGTTGGTTGAACTCCCATTATTCCCATCAATGTTTTATGATGTTGAACAAAGGCTCGCTGACAGCAAAAGCAAGCGTAGCCCTTTGCCCTCGTCTAAGACCACAGAACTGGTGATTGACGCTACAATGACAGCCAAAAATCGCCCTCAAATGAAGGATTACGAGAACCGAAACGCCATTGATTGGGGCATGAAGAATGTCGTTTCATCATTGAAGGTCAATGAGGCTGATTTGGTGTCGGGACGCACATGGATCCGAGCCATGCGTGAGAGTTCAGCGACATTCACCCGACCCGACGATGCCAGCGACGACAAGGCGTGCGTTTTAGGTGGCAGTGGAGGCAACAGCGCATTTTCATATTCAACTTCATATATTTCAGTGGACAGTGTTTTGCCTTTCATATTGAACGAAGAGGGTGGTTTCACTGGGACTTCAACCAACAACGCTTCATCCACATACAGCACTGGAACACAGGGACAAGCCTTCTCCAATGCAGGATTTGTCGTCACCGTGGGTGAAGGTATTGTCAGTGAAAGGGGCATACGATTTCACATTCATAAATCGCAATTGACAAACGGCGAACACCGTCTGTATTTTGACGCATACCACCACTTTGACGACAACGGGTTGTCTTACGCCGCACTCAAAAACATAATCACGACTGGTTTGCCAGTGACAATGGGTTGCTGGCTCACCGACGCTGGCACATACGCTGGGGTCGGGACTGTTGGAAACAGTGCGGCCACCTTCGCCGCCCTCAATGCTACACCAAGCACCGATAACGCTACAATGGCACAGAACTTCATTGGGCCGCTGGAAAAAACATTTGCACTCGGACGAACCACCACAAACGGTGTGGCCGTGCGTAGTGGAATACAAATTGACCCCAGCGATGCAACAGGCTCAACCATTCTTATTCACGACGGCCCGACTATGGAGGGCTTTACCTTTGACCCCGGCCATTACTTGTATGGTGCTGACAACATGCCCCTTGTCCCGCCAGTGGAGTGTCGTTCCGGCCATTTATCGTTGAAGGGCAAGCGCAACGACAACACACTGGACTGGGTGCGTCCTATGCGCCTTAAATTGGGTCAATTGGCTGGTGCTGGTTCGGTCAGCAAGTTTGAAGAAGCCGTTGATGAACTCATCCGTCAAATCAACCAAGCAGGACACCCGAAGGCGAAAAATGTCAACGGGGGCAGTGCGTTCAATCCACCCTCACTGTTCACCACAGCCGCCGGAGCCTATACCGTGACCTCAACCGACACGGGTTCTCACATGGGCTATGTGCGAGCCTTCTTGGGACAAGAGGTGGAGAGCCGAACTGGCGAGAAGGGTCTTTCGGTTGTTATTCACTGCACCGTTCCCGGTGCTACTGGTCGCAACTTTGCGGTATGGATTGACAACAACAGCCCATATCCATACCGTCCGATTCAAGCCGTCGGTCATGGTGGTTTGGTTGCATCCAACAGTCGATATTTCCAAGCAAGTTCTTTTGCGGCACCACTGCCTTTAGGCATGGACGGAGAAACCCATGTCCCAATTACGACTTTTCAAGGCGGTGCCCACGGTGCTGTTGTTGACGCTGATGGCAACCTACGACAATACGAGGGGGTGGGCCAAGAGTTCGCATTCAATACAGTCGCCTTGCCTCAATTTGAAGACGGGGATTTGATACCCGATTATGACCCCGAAGCACAATCAACCCTCATGGTTCAGCGCAAAGCACTGGACATATTGTATAGAGCGAACAGGAAAATAAGTCGCCAAAACAAGGGACTGATTATTGTTGACGACAAGCATTTGGGCGAGTTTGACGCCGTTGTTTCCGGCCCTAACAATGTTTCATCCAGCAAAGTTTCGGGCGTTGGATCTTGCATGGGGCTGTTCAATTGTCAGCCATTGGACAAGACCCTCGGAAAGAAGTGGAAAGACCTGTTCTATGACAAGAATGGAAAATTGAAAGAAGTGCCCATCAAATTGCTAAACCCCTTGCTGGACGCAAACGGCATTCTATTCTTCGGTGGAGGGCATACTGGCGTCACCTTTGATGTCAGCGACGGCACAGACAACGATTACAGCGACTTTTACACTCACCATTATGCAAAGGGGCCGACTGGGTATAGTGGCTTTCAAAACCTACAAGAAGTTCAAACATCGGCGGCTGTGCTTGATTTCACCAAATTGAAAAACGCCGATACGGTGAACGAGAACACATATCGTGGACTTCATCACAGCAAATCCATTGTTGAAACGGGTGTCGTGCCAGCGGAGGGTTTGTTGGATAAAGAAACGGACGGTTGCCTTTGGTTTGTTCGGATGAATGAGGCCGCTTTACATGCTGATCACGGTGCGGCTGGAAAAGAATTGGCTCTTGACGCTATACATGGTGTGAAATTGAAGGCGTTTGGCGACTTTGCGAATCAATCACTTTTGGCGGGGCCAGCAACAGCCGATCCCGAATCAAAGGGCATTGACTTTCACGGGCACACTGATGCAGGGGTCATTTCACTCCATAACATCAGCACACACGCCAGCGATGCAGTGTCGCCCCGTGTGCCGCTGAAAAGCAACATGTTCGGTGCCTTTGGCTCATACGATGCCGCAAACGACGGGGCATATTCATTCTCATTCTTTTTCAATTCCGGCGACGCTACGGGGGGTGCTTGGAGTGGTATTCACTATGGCAACGGCCCTGTGGTTCATGGGATTGACAATACAAGGCGTGGTTTCGGTGTTTCAATCAATTCAAAGCAAGGGAACTCAAATAGCGTCATGGACTTCTCAATAACAACATTCATTCATACTGACATTGGGGGCGGTGCCCTCACATATTCAGTCACCAGTGATGTCCAAGCAAACCAACCAAAGAACGCTTGGTATCATGTAGTGGTGTCAAGGGCGTCGGGAGCCTCGCAACCAATAATTTACATTAACGGAATTGCAGTGAATGGGACAGGAGCAACATTCATCAATCAAGTCACTCTTACAAACGCACCTCATTTGCCATTGGGTGTCGGCGTTGGATCTGCTTTGACTGGTGGCTTTTACGGCAAAGCGAACAATATGTTGACTATCGGTGCCGCCTTGTTGCCGTGGACGGCTCCTACGAACTATTATCACGGGACAAAGGCGGCTCACGCAAATGCCCCCGTTTATTTCAACGGTGCCCTAAGTGAAATCGCCATGTGGAATAAGGCACTCACACCCACCGAAGTCGCAACACTCTATAATGCGAGAGCCGTGTGGTGATAACATGGCGGAGGTGTTGTCCTATGCGAAGCAGGAATACCCTGCCGCCTTGACTCCTATTGGTTCCGACGATGGAATCCCTGCGAGTGGGTATTTCAGCCTCCACTTCACTTATCCCGATACGGCCTATGAAGACCCTACATCCATGACTTTTGCTAAGAATGGAGCCAACCAATTGGGAATCAATTACATGATCCGAACCCCATTGGCTGGCGATTCAACCAATGTCGTCGCCTTAACAGGGGAGGACGCACGCAACGGGACAAACACCGTCGTCATTGACCTCAAAAGAGCCGCCGAAGCACACGCCGCTTCAATCGCCGCAGGAGCAGTTATGCCCGCCAAAACCTTTGATTTAGGCACAGAAGAGGCGGCACGCCTTATCGCCGCTACAATCAATTCCACCCGAAACCGTCAAATCGGCGCACATTCTAATTCTCGCTATTTGCGGGCACGGTATGTGAAAATGAGTGGGAGCAAGCAATATGGTGGCTGGTATTCATCAACACTTGGCCGTGGTTTGCTTTTGGGCTTTGAGAACGGACAGCGAATTGGGAATGGTTCAACCTACTTGAAAGCAAGTGGCAATTTCGCAACAACGGTGCATGAAATCAGCACCAATGTCGGAGCAACAGGCTACTTATTGCCGAACGAGAACCTTTACACCACCAATAATGAGTTTATTGGCAAAATCCTTGAAGTCAGTGGCACACGCATTCGTTTCTATGAGCCAATTAAAGTCGCCTTAACAGCATCCAGCAAATTAAGAGGCGGGTTGCTACGCTTAATTCAATTTGGAACGACAACCGAAAGGGACACGGTGAACGCACCTTCAAGTTCCGCCACTGGTTGGAATCATAACCTCATACCGACTGACATGCCGAAGCGAGGCACCATTGTTGGCAATCCAAACACCACCATAAACGACAGTGCTGGTGCTGATGTTAGCAATTACACTTTCACCTATGACGGTTGGGAAATTGTCAACGACAAAGAAGTTCAATTCAATATCACCAAAGTGGAGTCAACGAGTGCGATAAAAGACATCACCGATTCTCTTTCAACAGATCCCGACGACCCTACATGGCTTGTGAACAACGACACAGAAGAACAACACACGGTTGTTGTTTCGTGGGAGATAGATACCCCGACTGGTGGCGGGTATTGGGGCACGGCCAATGGTGGCCCTGTCGTTCAAGGACTCGGTGCCTCCCTCCCTGTTTGGTATTTGACGGCCAAACCAATGGACGGGGGAAACATGGGCTTGCCAGCCGCAAACGCTGATTCACGGGGTGCCAGTCCTTCAACACATACAACGGGGCATGGGTATAGCCGATTCTCCATAGAAGGACTCAATTCATGCTCACTACCCGATATGCCACCGCCCGATAAGCCATTTGACGGCCCAGTCGTCGCAGGTTCAACCGAGGCTGATCCGTTTCAATGGACTGGGCTGAACACTGCTTTGAATGCACATCAAGAGGACAACCTGCTGATTACAAAAAGCGAGTTTGGGACTCAAATGGACGACGCAGGGCCATTTCAAACGAACTGCATGGTTTCAACGAACGCCAATATCACTGGCGGAACTACAATCAAATTGTTGACACCAGCCACCAAAATATCATCTCAATTTAACGACGGTGATGTCATTTATGCCGCCGATAAAACCGCTTTAGGCACGATTGCCGCTGGCGGAATTGCTGAAACCACCAACACTGCACTCACTGTTGTCGGGCCAAAAAGTGTTGACAGTGGTGTGCGTGTTGATCATGGTTTTGGAAACACATTGAATGGCGACCCACCGCTTGGTGGGAATCGTTGCTACAACGCCCAATTTTATTATGCGTGGGCACACGCAACAGGTTCGTTAAGCACTTTACGAACAGGAGGGGGTGCCGCACCGAACTCCCATTATGAACCCGGTGATGAAATCACCGATAAAGGCGACAATTTAATTGGCACAGTCCCTATTTGTCGGACTGTCAAGCGTCAAGCACCGGGGGCGGGCGGAATCATAGGTTCCCTTGTCCATATTGAGGACGGCAACGATTTATTTTCGGACGCAAACAGGGACATTAAATCCTTCACCGTTGATACCAACGATCCGAACTTGATTTATCATGTTGGCGAAAAGTTGTATGCCGAGGATATTTATTACAAAACCACGGTGACGACGAATGCTACACCAGCGGGCGAAGTGTTGCTCCATATTGCCGGAGGTGATCCGACATCAGCCGGATATGACGGAACACGAATTAAACCACACGATAGGATTTACCTAAAAAGTGTCGGGAATAGCATGGTCTTGATTGGAACTGCAAAGGTCGTTGAAGCAGGAATAATTACGCTAAAGGGGGCGTCAGCGACTACATGTGGCGCAAATGAAGAACTCTATGTTCACGCTTACATCGGGACAATCAAAAGTTTGCAGGAAACACAACATAGGACGAGCGTGCATGGATTTCTAAGCGGCACAGTCGCCAACAATTCAACAACGACCTTGAACTTCTCAACCAATGACACCACTGTATTCACACGACGGGTATTGCCCGGTTCAAAATTGGAAACCGGCGTCGGAACCCTTGTTGGAACGGTCAGTTCTGTGGGGGATAGGAGCATCACACTTGAAGCCAATAACGCCACCCCTCTCACCACTAACAGTATTCTTCATGTCCGAGGAAACAGCGAATGGGCAATTGAATTAGAGAATAAATTGCATTTTGACAACGGAGCAGGACATGAGTTCTTTAACGATATAGCGAA